TATACAACACAAGAACAACTTAAATTCAACATAATAAACTACCTACTTACGAATAAAGGAGAGAGAGTATTTCAACCTAATTTCGGCGCTGATATTAGAAACCAGGTATTCGAACAGATAACACCAGAAGGAGCGGATGAAATAGAAAGTGTGATTAGAGCAGGGATAGAAGCCTATTTCCCGACTGTAGAAGTACAAGACTTAAGTGTAGTTCCGTATAACGATACTAATAGTATTAATATAAGTTTTAGTTATAGTATAACTAATACAGGACAATCAGATCAGATATCATTAAACTTCGAAAATGGCCAGTAACGCTACAAATACAAAGGATATTAAATACCTTAATAAGGATTTCTCTGATTTTAAATCAGCCTTAATAGAGTATGCGAAAGCCTATTTTCCGACAACCTATAACGACTTTTCAACCGCATCACCTGGAACAATGTTCATAGAGATGGCATCGTATGTAGGAGATGTATTATCATTTTACTTCGATAATAAACTACAAGAAACCTTCTTACAGTATGCGAAACAAAAAGAGAATCTATTTACTCTAGCTTATATGTTAGGGTATAGACCTAAAGTAACTTCTGCCGCTACAGTAGACTTAGACGTATACCAAACAGTGCCTGCATCCGGAAGCCTAGGTAATTATAGCCCAGATTATAATTACGCTATGATCATTAATGAAGGTATGCAGGTATCTACGATTAACGGTAATATAAATTTCTACGTACCGGAGAAAGTGAATTTTGCAATATCCTCCTCTACAGATCCTACTGATATCTCAGCCTACAGCGTAGACGGAAGCGGAGATCCGACATACTACCTGTTAAAGAAAACAGCTAAAGCTATATCAGGTACAGTAAAAACAGCAACAGTAGCTTTCGGAAATGCTCAAAAATTTCAAACATATGCGATATCAGATAGCAACATTATTGAAATAGTAAACGTTACGGATAGCGACGGAAATAAATGGTATGAAGTACCGTACCTAGCCCAAGATAAAGTAATAGTAGCGACGCAGAATAATAGTGCATTGAATCCACAGTACAGTAATTCAATGAATAGCGTACCGTATATTATAGATATTCAAAAAGTACCTAGGAGATTTGTAACTAGATTTAAAACAGACAGTACCCTAGAGCTGCAATTCGGATCAGGGATAAACTTAAATTCAGACGAATCAATGCTACCCAATCCGAATATAGTAGGATTCGGAACTATAGATAGCTTGAGTAAAATTACAACAGCCTACGATCCTGCTAACTTCACTACAACAGAGACATACGGACTCGCTCCTAATAATACAACTCTAACGATACAATATCTAGTAGGAGGAGGCGCTCAGGCTAATATACAGACTAATCAACTATCTGTAATAGCTCCATTTACATACACCTTCCAGGGAGGTATAGTAGATAACATAAAAGGGACCGTAGCATTACAGTCTATTGCTACAAACAATACAAGTCCCGCAACAGGCGGAGGCGATGGAGATACTGTAGAACAATTAAGGCTAAATACACTTAATCAGTTTCCATCTCAGATGAGAGCTGTAACATTACAGGATTACCTAGCTACTATTTACGGAATGCCTTCTAAGTTCGGACAAATAGCTAAAGCTTATATAACAAAAGACGATATAGTGTACAAACAAAATAGCGCTAATAATGACCCGAATCCAGATCCTTTAGCAACTTCTGCATATATATTAGCTTATGATAATAACAAGAGATTAACTGAACCTTCTAAAGCACTCAAACATAACGTAAAAGCATATGTTTCAGAATATAGAATGCTTACAGATGCAATTAACCTGAAAAGTGCATATATAATAAATATAGGAGTTACATTCGATATAGTACTGCGCCCTAACTACTCAAATAGAGATATATTAGCTCAGTGCTTAGTAACTTTAAGAGATTACTTCGATACAGATAAATGGCAAATAAATCAACCGATCATACTGTCAGAGATATATACGCTACTAGACCAAGTAGTAGGAGTTCAATCAGTGCAAAAGATAACAATTACAAACAATACAGGCGAAGCAAACGGGTACTCTAAATATTCATACGATATATTAGGAGCGACGCTTAAGGGAGTTATATATCCATCCTTAGATCCGTCGATATTTGAAGTTAAATACCCGGATCTAGATATACAAGGTAGAGTAGTAACATTCTAAAACAACAGTAATGGCAATTTATAAAATATTTCCGAATAAGGACGCTACAATCTACTCAAACAAGCCGACAATTAACGGAGGTAGAGACGAGATGTTAGAAATATCATCCGTAAATAACTTACAGTTTATCGGAACTACACAAGGGGCAGATAACATTAAAAGAGCATTAATACAGTTCTCGGATGAGGATCTAGATAAATTAGCGACTTTTAGAACAGGATCTTATAATGTAAGACTTAATCTATACCTAGCTTACGCTTCTGCACTACCGCAAGATTACGCTATTGATTGCTACCCTGTATCGCAGAGCTGGGTAATGGGTACAAGTAAATTTGCAGACTCACCTAATCCTAAAAATGGTGTATGCTGGTACAATGTAGGCAATCCTAATACTACAGTTAAGTGGAATAATGTAACTGGAACTCATAGCTACTTGTACACAACAGGAGGAGGTACTTGGAATGCAACCTACTCTGCCTCGGAAGGATTCGAATATACAAGCAATAAAGATCTAAGCCTAGACGTAACTACGATAGTAAATCAATGGTTTACAGATACGGTACCTAATAATGGATTTATACTCAAGCATAGTGCATCAATTGAATTAAATCCGAGCTCTTCTATAGAGTTAAAATACTTCTCAGTAGACACACATACAATCTACCCGCCTAACCTGGAAATAAAATGGGATGACTCTATATATAATACAGGCAGTCAGACCAACGGAATAATCGCTACTGACGATTTTGTATTGCTAGCAGAGAATAATGTAGAGAGTTACAAAGAGGGAAGTAAGTATAGATTTAAGTTTAAAGTTAGAGATAGATTTCCAACTAGAAACTTTACAACATCTTCTGAATATTTAGATTGGAAATACCTACCGCCGCAAACGTACTGGGCTATACAAGATTATAAAACTGCAGAAATGGTAGTAGGTTTTGATAGCAGCTACACTAAGATGAGCGCTAACACAACAGGTAACTATTTCACAGTCTATATGAACGGATTACAACCAGAGAGATCGTATAAGATACTGGTTAAAACTATACTACCGAGTACGCAAGAAGAAATCATAATCGATAACGATATTATATTTAAAGTTGGAAGATAATGAAAGAAGAGTTAAATTTAACTAAGAACATCTACGGTATACCTACCTATACACGAGTAGTGGATACGCAATTCAGGCAGCTAGTAGCTCCAGTAGAGCCGGTAGAGGAAGATGTTACTGTAGATAAATTTTTTGAAGCGTACGAACAATTATTTTTTCAGATCCCTGTAACAGGTGATATTAATTCACACGAATACCTAGTTAAAAGAAGTGGCGAATATATAGGAGGTGAAATCTTAACAGATAATGAAAAAGCTCTTATAGATGAAATCAACTCACTAAGACAACAACTATTAGATGCTAATAAAAGTATCGTAGATATAAGCTCGATAACATAATGGAAATAGTAAATATACAACCTACTGATAATCCAACCAGTACGTACCAGCAGTACGACTCAAAAGATCTATCCCTAATAACTACCGCTACTATATCGAATCCTTTCGGTGAACCTGAAGATTATGTCGAGTATTTTATATACGACCTAAACGATAACCTACTCACTTCTGATTACTATACAACTAACTATAAGCCCGGCAATATAGATCCTGCAACAGGTACATATACATCAATTCAAATAGATCCAGAGAGTGATGTAAGATTACAAGGCTATGATAGAGGAACAGTTAAGATTACATACAACTTTTTTAGGAAACTATTTAAGACATCTGTAACAGATAATTTCTGGATTAAAGAAATATCAGGAGATAGAACAGAGATAAGATTAAGTAGACAAGATCTATCTAACCTAGAATTACAACAAACTTTTATCGACTATGACAATCAAACAGCTGTAAAAGCATACTATCCAGACTTCTACCTTAACTTCGGAGATAATAGACTACTTATCGCGGTAAACGTAATGTACGTACTTAAAGAAGAAGAAGGGTGCTTACTTATAAAATTATATGAACCCCTTCCTGATAATCTAGGATTAAAAGATGTATTATGGATTGTAGATAAGTTAAGTGATTCAGCAACCTATGAAGTAAATATAGAAGTACCTTCCGAAGTCAATGTAGAGACGAATAACCTAAGAGGACCTAACTATAGCGTAGATCTACTAGAGAAAGTAGGCCAAGCTACCCCGATGTATAACTACAGTGACCTCTTTGCGACGACAGTATCTTCTTCCTATCAACAACTTAGAAGTATAATGGACGAGAAGGGGTTAGATATAAATGTAGATTATACAGACTTTTCAAACTTCGTACACTTCTCATCTGCAACAGAGCGTATCTATAATTTCGCATATAAGGTTCAGCTACTAGAAAAGTATAATACAGATATTAATACATTAAGTACAGTAAGCAATAATAATAACTTAATAACATCAGGAAGTAAGACTATCTTAAAGGCTAAGATAGATGATCTGATAGAGAAATTTGACGGATATGAATACTACCTCTATTTTAACTCCGGATCCGACACCTGGCCTAAATCCGGACCCGATCAACCGTACACACTCTATTCTGTAACAAGCTCACAAGCTATTAACTGGCTAGGTAGCATAGATACAGAACCTACACCTACAACTCACAGTATACTCTATTCAGCATCGCTCTACGACTCACTGAACAAAGATCTACTAATTAAAACAGTCCCAGAGTACCTAGCTCAAGATCCTGCAAATGAACCGTACGGCATCTTCCTTAATATGATAGGTCAACATTTCGATAATATATGGATCTATCTAAAAGACGTCACGGAGAGGTATGATGCAGAAAATAATCTAGAAAAAGGAATATCAAGAGACTTAGTAGGAGATGCACTAAAAGCGTTAGGTATAAAGCTATACACTAATACTAATATCTCAGATAACATATACTATACGAAACTCGGTATTAATCCGGACGGAACATTAAGACCGCCAGTAGGTAAAGACCTCGTTCAGTACTACATACCCTTCCTCGCAAATGGATTATACGTTATTACAGAATACGTAGATCCAGATTACGTAGATTCATACGACGCCGGTAAGACAGTACCAGGCGATGATGTAACTAAAGAATACTACAAAAGACTATATCATAATGTACCGTACTTATTAAAAACAAGAGGTACAGAAAGAGGTTTAAGAGCACTTATTAACTGCTTCGGAATACCAGATAGCATTCTGAGGATAAAAGAGTTTGGAGGATCAGATAAATCATATTCAACACCAGACTTAATACAAACTAGACACTCTCTAGCATATTATAATTCAGGTAGCACAAACTTGACACTACCCTGGATGCCGTTGAATTACTATTCGATCAAAGACAGCAATACCGCCGTATTACCTGATACTATCGAATTCAGATTCAAGACACTAGGCATACCAGGAAGTTCAAATATATCACAATCCCTCTTCGAAGTAAACCGAGCAAGTACAACTCAATTCGGCTTACAACTAACATACGACCCATTATTCGCCGTACCCAGTAGTTCATACGAGAACTACGGAAGCTTATCACTACACTTCAAAGGCGCAAATGTAGATTTAGCAACAACGCCTATAAAACTACCCTTTTTTGATACAGACAAATGGTGGAGTGTTATGATAAAGAGACAATTAGGAGACGGACAAGCACAAGATAATAATACTCCGAATACGTATTGGGTATATGTAAAGAGTGCTAACTATAACGAAGAAGGAGATGCAGTGATAGGATTTGAAGCATCACGAAGTATAACTACATCCGTAGCAGGTTATAATGCTTGCTGGAATACATATAACGGGAGTAGCGATGCAAACATATACAGCGCATTCGTAGGGGGCACGAATAACGGAGGCGTACTATCACCAAATGGTACTCGCTTCCAAGGATACTTTCAAGAATTTAGATACTGGACAACACCACTATCCGAGTCAATATTTGACGAACACGTCGTAAATTCAACATCGTATAGAAGCAATACTCCTACCGGATCCTTATTTGATTTAGCTTTTAGGTTACCGTTAGGCAGTAACTTAAATGTACCGTACTTAGCAGCAACTAGTATGAGCAGGCAAGGGGAAGATACATTAAACTCCTTCTCGTCACTACCTAGAAAAGACTATGACTTATACGAATTAGGCGTAACGCCGGTAGATGCAGGAGCAGTGATATCATCATATCACCCAGCAGTAACAGGGTCATTTTACCTACCTTTCAACGGGCGAACAGTCACAGGAATCAACTCCTTCGTCAACGGAGCAACTACATTTAGCTACGGCAAATTTGGAGCAGGTAATGAGAGATTCTTTCAACCGTTCGACGTTACAGATATAATCGCTACTCCATCTACGGGAATAAGTCAAGCAGTAAATAGTAAGGTGGAGATCTTCGAGAAATACGATCTAGAAGAATCTACGCTATCTCCGCACGTAAGCATTCAAAGACCTAACCTAGACTTAAACAGGAATTCAGCAGATCTCGAAGTGGGATTCTCTCCTTCAGATGCTATTGATTTAGATGTAACGAACCAACTAGGATATTTCAATATAGACGAGTATATAGGTAATCCAGCAGACGTATACCAAGATACATACCCAGACTTAAGAGCATTACGTACTACGTATTTTCAAAAATACTTACGCAAGTATAACGTATGGGACTTTATAAGACTTATAAAATACTACGACAATTCATTATTCAAAATGATGAAAGACTTCGTACCTGCTAGAGCTAATCTATCAACAGGTATTATAGTCAAACCGCATATCTTAGAAAGACCTAAATATAAAAGACACGACCCTATAGTAGAAAGAGAAAATAATTATAGTGCATCGATATACATAGGGTCAGTAACAGGGTCTAATCCGGAAGATACATACCTAAATACCGCTTATACAGAGTCTATTATGACTAAAGACGGTATAGTACTCAAGGTTAAGAATGATTTGAGCGAACCTTTTACAGGCGATTTTAGCGGATCGAAGATACAGGTAGTAAGCGGTGATTTTCCGCAAGTAGAATACAGTACCGCAACAGGATTTAGCGGTACGACAGCTATAGCATCATCTACTACATACTCTATAGACCCGCTTCAAAATAACGTATCACAGAGTAGAAAATCTACAAAGTACTTAACTACAGACTACAGTTATAACATAAACGTCCCTGTAAATGAAACTCTAATAGAACAAGCACTACAGTATTTTCCATATATACCAGCAAACAAACCAACACCACCGCCTTCAACAACATACTGGCCTTTTGCAGAAGTAAACGACTATAACTTTATCGCCTACTCTAGAGTTAATCCGAGGTACGAAGGTAGTAGGTTATCGAGCCTTACATATACCACATATACTCCATCGAGTCGAACATGGGGAGGAGATATATCCTACGGTAAGACTGCGGTAATCGATAAGATAAAGCTAAAGTACGCATACCTTGTTAATATCTATACGCCAACCAATCAAATGGTAGGTCGCTCTAATGCACAGATAAAGTACCTCATCGATAATAATGAAAATACACTAAACCTAACTAAGGTTAATAACAATATATTCGATGTTCAAAATATTTATAAATCAGGAGAAACTGCACAGATAGCATTATTTGATTACGAACCTAGCAACCCGGATGTACAAACACTTACAAATAATAAAACAGTAAGGCTGTATGAAGGAGGCTTTAGATACTCACCTGTACTCGTTAAAGTAACTACAGGAAGTGCATTAAATTACACATACCTAACGCCGTTCTTTTCAAGCTCACAAGTACCCGCACCTTCATCAGGTCAAATATATCCGCCACAGCCTAATTTCTGGACAGCTATAGCTCCAAGTGAGTACGACCCAGAAGGCTTATGCGACTATACATACCCCTACGTGGTGAAACAGAGTGATGACAGCCAGTTCCTGCTATTTCCAATAACATGCAGCTTTGTGTATAACGGTACAGTGGCTGTTAACTCATACACTACCAACGCCGCCGTAACAATTAACCTACTACTCGATAATGGAACTATAAATAGCCCTATACCGATATCATTTACAATTCCTGCCACCACCATCGGACCATCCACACCTTATAAAGTACTCGTAACTATACCTATGCCATCAAAGTGGACGACAGGCTTTTCATCATGCTTTAGAATACCAGGTACCTCTGACGAACAAGGCAATAACTCCGCTATCACGCAATTCCAAATATCAACAGGAGGCTTCACGACGTTAACTAATTACTACGTAAGTGCATCAGATTACCAACCCGACTGGTTCGCAGAGAATACACAAACCATCAGAATGTCTGCAACACAGTCCCTAAGTACAATTTACGGCCTTGCCAAACAGACATACTCAGGATCATACTTCCCTGCACCTGACGATCAAATACCTTCTCAAGCCGGAATCGAGACTCCGGTATTTCCTATTGAATTAAACCCTAATGATGTAGTCAAGTTCTTTAGTCCAACTTCAGATACCTGGGCAGAAGAGGAAGAGTATAGAGTCGTAAGCGTACAGCTACAGCAGAGCAGCTCAGGAGTATTCCACAACTATATTACGTTGGATAGACCGCTAAATCCTGCTATAACATCTAACAAAGCAATACCCGGACCTATTAAAAAATACTTAGCTTTAAAACATCTACCAGATGAAACAAACCTAATATTAAGATACGCACCTAATACAGGAGTAACTCAAGACGGATTAATTTACCCTGAGTATATAGATACTGCAGTTAGAGATAATTCAGGTAATGTACTACAGTCATTAAGAGCCAACAATCTAATAAACAACTAATCCGAAGGAAAACGAAGAAAACATATATTTATTAATATAAAAACACATTGAAAAATGGGATATTTAAACGGTACAACCGTCACGGTTGATGCGATTTTAACAAAAAAAGGTAGAGAGCTTCTTGCTAGAAACGATGGAAGTTTCAAAATTACACAGTTTTCATTATCAGATGATGAAATCGATTACACACTCTATAATCCAACACATCCATCCGGATCCGCATTCTACGGCGAAGCTATCGAAGCTATGCCAATACTAGAAGCCTTTCCGAATGATAATGAGATTATGAAGTATAAACTAATCACATTACCCCGTGGGACAGCTAAGATTCCAGTACTCGATATAGGTTATACATCTATTACATTGAAACAGGGAGCATCCCTTGCTATTACACCTCAGACATTGAATTACCTAGGTGCAGCTACAGCATACGAACAATCCGGCTATATCGTAACGATAGGCGACGTTAGAACAATGTCTTCGTTTACAGGAGTAGGTATTAATACACAAGAAGCACAAGCCTTGAATACAACTACAACTTTAGGAACAAACGTAAGTAAGACAGTAGTAGGAGCTACTATCAACCTAACAGCAACAACTATCAATACTTTATTCGGAACACAAACACAGCTACAGACTAATTTAATTGTAATTGGTAGAGATAGCGGAGCTAGAATAACAGTACCTGTAACCATTATAAAACAATCAACGTAATATAGACAAATATGAGCTTTGTAAATTTAGATCCATCAGATATCGTAGTAAGCGCCGAATCAATAACTGCTCCTGCTTGGAGTAACAACAACCCCGTACTCACAAGATTCACTTCCGCATCATCTGTAGCGCCAAACTTCTACGTAGATGTCTACTTAAGCGGAGGGATAAGTCCAACACCAGAATTCTCTATAGCCTACGGAAACGTAAACGGAGGCGGCAGTCTACGCTACAATCAACTCGTATCTGTAGCATCCCCGACTAGAACTATCTACGGACAGTACAGAACACTAGTCTACGGAGATGAGAATAGTAACTTCAACTTCGGGACCGGTAATGCTAGCTCTACAGATATGATAGTTATCAATATTAATAGGGATAGATACAAGCAGCAACTATACACCCCAACCTTTAACCTGACATTAAAATCAGGATCAGCTACACTTAATCTATCGACAAATATAAACAATATCACGACTGTACCGTACCTAGATTGCGGAAGAGCTTTTGATATAGTAAGCGGAAGCAATGGAACTGTAACAACAGCTACACCGCTACCTACCGGAGCCCCTGCTCCAGGCTATACTCGCTCCGGATCATACGGATTATTTCTACCAGACGTCGGACTAGTGGTACTAAATCCAAGAGCATTAGCACTGACACAGGGAGAGGGAGGTATATTATTAAATGTAAACCAGACTGAGAATACTAACGCGCTTAACTATCAAGCAGTGTATAATGCAGTAAGCGGCGGAGCTTATTTTAGTCTTAATAGCGAAGAAACAATATCATCAGATTATATATTTGTAAGAGTGAAAAGCCAGGATTTTAACTACACAACTAACCCATCGGTTATAAGCGGAAGTGGAGCTCTAAACTTTCCAAGTATGATTAATAACCCACAGACCTTCATGACGACGGTAGGTATGTATAATATTAATAACGAGTTATTAGCAGTTGCTAAACTATCTAAACCGCTAGTAAAAGATTTTACGAAAGAGGCCTTAATTAAAGTAAAATTAAACTGGTAATAAAGCTGTATAATGAGTTCTGCATTTAAGACATTAAAGATTTCTGATGTAACTGTATCTCCGTACAAAGCTACGAAGACATGGACTCTATCTAAATCTACATACAGCAACTACGGAGTCACTATACTAACAGGCTCTTATACATCACAGACAGATATACTAGCGTATACTCAACAGGATATAAACTATAGGTCTGTAAGACAGCTCTACTATTCAAATCTACTACCTAACCTAACATATACAACACCCTTATCCGAACAAAGCAACGAATCCTTACAAGATGACTTAACTGTAGGAAGACACGTAGAGAAGAGATTAATTTATAATAACTACCAACAATCCACTGCAACTAGCGGCTCTGTTGAATTCGATAATAGAACAGACTACCCTATAGGGAACGGGAACTTAATCAAGATACTATCTATACCGCAAACACTATACGGTGAAGCAATAAAACCCGGTAGCTTACTTATGACAACAGGGAGCGGTAAGATACTAGATGATAGTAATGGTAATATATACGATAGCAGTAGCTTAGATCACGTCGGCAATATAATATACTCACACGGTATCATAACTGTAACTAATCAATCCTACCAAACACTACCTTTCAACCTATCAGCAGATACGGTAACATTTCAAAGCGAAGTAACGATCTATGAAAATCAGCTAAGATGTCACGTAAATGAGAATGAGTTTAATATGTCCCAAAATCCAACTACAACAGTAAACGGGACGAGCGGATCGGTCTACAATGCATATACAGGATCAGATTTTAAACCCTATGCTACTACTGTAGGACTGTATAATGCAGCTAGTCAACTACTAGCAGTAGGTAAACTATCACAACCCTACCCCATCCCCTCAAACACAGATATAACATTTGTCGTAAAATATGACAGCTAAAATAAAGACTATAAAAAAGAAAAAAGGTTTCTCTACGCGAAGTAATGCTATTAAACACGGATATAGAAGTGGACTAGAAGAAACTATCGCAGAGCAATTACAAGCTAAACAAGTTTCATATGAATATGAAGACAAAGCTAATACCGTTACGTATACTATACCTGAAAGTAAGCATACGTATTTGCCAGATTTTAAACTACCTAATGGGATTATTATAGAAACCAAAGGTAGATTCGTATTAGCAGATAGAAAGAAGCACAAGCTCATTAAACAACAGTATCCTAATCTAGATATTAGATTCGTATTCAGCAACTCAAAAGCAAAGACCTCAAAAGGCTCTAAAACCACCTACGGAATGTGGTGTGAAAAGCTAGGAATACCTTACGCAGATAAAACTATCCCGCAGAGTTGGATAGACGAACCTTCAAAGAAATAAGAGAAAGTTTAGGTTGGAGGTATGAAATAACTTAACTATATTACAGTTATGGATACTACTAGAGTACTACTCGGACTTGTTGAAACTGTGCTTGGAAAAGGAAAAGTGACAGCGAGAACTAATTATGCATTTCATTGTCCTTTCTGCAATCATCACAAGCCAAAGCTCGAAATAGAGCTTAGCGTAACTAAGGACGGTAAGAACCCATGGAACTGTTGGGTATGTGGAACTAAGGGGAGATCCTTAGTATCTTTGTTTAAAAAAGCAGGTGCATCAAATGAAAAGCTTCAAGAATTAAAGCCTTTTGTAAAGTATATCCCGGTAGAAGGATTAGAAGAAGGTGCCGAGAAGATTACCGTAACATTACCTAAAGAGTATAAATCTCTACACGATAATACCAGTAAGTCTATCACATTCAGACAAGCACAAGCCTACGCTAAGAATAGAGGAATTACTGATGCCGATATCGTAAAGTATGGGATAGGTTATTGTGAAGTAGGTAGGTACGCTAACTCACTTATCGTTCAATCTCATGATGCAGAAGGTAAGATTAACTACTTTATCGGTAGATCTTTTGAGAAAGACCCAGCTAGAAAGTACAATGCACCGAGGTGTGATAAGAATGCAATCGTAGGATTAGAGTATTATATTAACTGGAAATGCCCGGTTATACTATGTGAAGGAATCTTTGATGCAATGGCAATAAAAAGGAACGCTATACCGCTATTCGGTAAAACTATATCGACTGCATTAATGATGAGGCTTGTGCAGAACGATGTTAAGACCGTGTATATTGCATTAGATAACGATGCATTGAAAGATGCGTTAAAGCATGCACAACAACTTCTAAACCTAGGTAAAGAAGTGTACTTAGTAGAATTAAACGGAAAAGATCCGTCATATATAGGTTTTGAAGGAATGACACAACTACTACATCAAGCAGACTCTATGTCGTTTGGTGAGTTACTCATGAAAAAAATGGAATTATGTTAATAGAACAGAGATCACCGGAATGGTTTACTATACGAAGAGGTAGAATAACTAGCTCGGAGATATATAAGATAATGGGTGAAGGTAAATCTAAGACAGAGCTCTTAAGTGAGACTGCAAAGACGTATTTACTTGAGAAGTTATCGGAAAAATTAGGAGGATTCTCAGCACCAGCCGTCGGATCTGCACTTGATTGGGGAACTGACTTAGAAGAAACGGCACGTGAAATCTACCAAGCTAGTACAGGTAATATAGCTACAAAGTGTTCATTTATATCTGTAGATGATCACTACGGTGGATCACCAGATTCATTAGTAGGAACAGAAGGTACAGTCGAAATTAAATGCCCGTATAATTCCGTAAATCACTTTAAATACGGACTAATAACTACAGATGCTGAATTCAAAAAAGCTTCACCGGCCTATTACTATCAATCAATATCTCACATGAATGTAACAGGTGCGAAGTGGTGCGATTTCATTAGCTTTGATCCTAGAGTAAATGGAGATTATATGATGTTCGTTTATAGACTTCATAGAAATGAAGACGAAATAACTAATATGAATGATAGAATTAAAATAGCAGTAGATTATATGAGGGAATTAAGTAATAAACTTCCTAAATCCGTTACTGCAGATACCAGTGATATAACTCCAGAAAAGTAGCTATTTATTATCGTATGATTAAACTACTCCCACTATTAAAACAGATTCTAGCAGAGGGCGGTAATGTCTTTGGCACAACTGCACCAATCAATAAGGAAGATATTGAACCTACACTCGATAAGTTCATAGAAGAACTCTCTAGAATATTCCCAGCAAAAACAAGTACATTCAAGACCTTTGAAAGGTTAGGATCTGTCGGAAAGAAAGCAGTATCCGGCGATATCGATTTAGGGTACGATGTTAAGAACTTATTTCCAGACGGTAAAACACCTGATTTAAAAGGATGGAAAATAGATAAAGCAGACTTTGAATCTAAAGTAGCTTTATTTGCAAAACGAGCTAGAACAGCAACACCAGAGCAATTGCAGCTCAGAGCTATGGTAGATTTAATAGGTGAAAGAATTAATCAAGAATCGGATATAGTTAGGACAGACGCTAAGCAATCAGGTGCAGGATCTATTTTCTGTGAAACAGGACAGTATGGCACAGACGGGGAAGAGCTAGGTAAGACAGTTCAGACAGATATTAATATAGGAAATCCAGAATGGCTTAAGTTTAGTTACTACTCTGCTACATACGAAGGAAACGTAAAAGGTCTACACCGTACTCAACTACTCGTAGCTCTATTTGGATATAAAGGGTATATGTTTAAACACGGTCAAGGTGTTATAAACAAAGAGACGAAAGAGGTAGAAGCTAAGACTCCAAAAGAGGCTTTAGCATTACTTAATAGCCTTTATGGCACTAATATGTCTCAAGATACTTTAGAAGATTACCACAAGACAGTTGAAGCGATCAAGAAGAGTATAAGCCAAGAAGACTTTAATGGAATTACAGACATATACCTTAAGATTCTGGATTCAACTAGAGCGGATATACCAACTGATTTCCAAAAATACTGGATTAAAAATCAAGAGAGATTAGGACTAAAGGGAAAATTCCTACCTGATAACTCAGCACTTGTACAATATAAAAAAGAAGCATAATGTCAGGATCAGCAGGAGGAAATAGAATACCTAGAGAAGCGGTAGAAGCTACTAAAGACTCGTACATTAAAAAAGTATTGAGCAAGTTTCCCGGCTACAAAGGTGCTAAAATATCAGGCTCTTACAATGCAACAGGTAAAGCTGATTTTGGAGATATAGACTTAATTGTAACTCTAGAAGGAAACGACAAAAAACAATTGAAACAGGACTTAGCAGCTTTCTTTGCTAAATTTCCTGATAACTTAATAGTACCCTTTAAGAGTGATAAATACGCAGGAAAAAAATCATTAAGCTCAGGAGAACTAGTAACAGTACTGTATCCTATAGAAGGTATACCAGGTGAATATATCCAGATCGACAACATGGTTTCGACATCAGAAGCTGAGTCCGAATTTAAGAAATCATTCCTAGATTATCCAGCAGAGATACAAGGGCTCATATTAGGACTCACAAAGGTAATGCTACTCGAGAAAGACCCTAAAGAAGTCTTTAGAACTATGGGCATAAAAGGTATCCCTGAAGCACAAGAAGGACAGGAATACGAATTTAACTTATCTAGTGCAGGACTGACATTAAGACTTGTAGACTTATCACCAGACTTTAAAGAAACAGGTAGACAGGACGTATGGAAGACATCA